ACTCTTATTGAGTGCTTTTTATTTTGGCTAGAGAGGAGGATGATTAAACTGTCTGTACGCACAACAATGTCATTAACAGATAAAATGACTGGCACTCTTCAAAAAATGATGAAAGCAATGAATAGTACCATTAGGGCAATGGAACAAATGCACACAGCATCTAATAGAGCTAGTGATATGCGCAGTTTACAGAGAGCTCGGCGAGACATAGAAAGTGCAAGTGCTTCTTTTGAGCGTTTAAGATCAAGTGCTAGGTTGGCAGGTAGCGAGGGGCAAACTTCAGGAAATAGATTAAGAAATAGTCTAAATGGGGTCCGAGATAGTGCGAATTCGGCCACCAGTAGCGTACGTATGTTGTTAACTAATCTATTGGGTTTTACAACTGCGTACCTGTCTATTCAAGGCATTACTAACGGGTTTAGTAAATTTACACAAGCTTCTGATAATTATTCAAATACTAATGCCCGTTTAGCTAATATTAACGACGGATTGCAGACCCAGAAGGAGTTGCAAGACAAGATTTATAGGGCATCTCAACGAAGTTTAAGTTCATATAACGATACAGCGTCAAGTGTTGCTAAGTTAAATCTATTAGCTAAAGATGCTTTTGCAAGCAATGATGAAGCTTTACGTTTTACAGAGCTTATGAATAAATCATTTAGCGTATCAGGAGCGGGGACACAAGAGAAACAAGCAGGTATGTACCAATTGACACAAGCGATGGCTTCAGGGCGACTACAGGGCGATGAATTTCGTTCAATAATGGAAAATGCTCCGCTCCTAGGCCAAGCGATTGCTGATGCTACAGGTGTTGGAATGGAAGGCTTGAAGGATATGTCGTCAGATGGTGAAATTACTGCTGATATTATTAAAAAATCTTTATTTGCAGCAGCTACGGAAATTGAAGACAAATTTAATAAAATGCCACTGACATTTGCTGATGCTATGACAGTCTTGAATAACTGGGCACAGCGAGCTTTCGAGCCGTTATTCGTACGTTTTAGACAATTTGTAAATTCCAATGCTTTCGGAACTTTAGCAGGGCATGCAATGGTGTTTATTAATCTTTTTGTATCAGGGCTATCATTTGTATTCTCGATTCTTGAGGCATTGTATAACATGATTGGGGCTATAGGCCAGTTTATGTATGATAATGCTAGTTTGGTGGTACCTATTTTAGTTATTTTAGGAACGATTATAGGAACAATAGTAGCAATACTAGCAACTAAATATGCAATATTAGGTTTAATTAGAGTAGCCACTCTTGCTTGGGCAGCGGCACAATGGGTTGTAAATGCTGCATTTCTTTCAAATCCAATAACGTGGGTACTTATTGCCATCATTACAGTAATTGCCTTAGTAGTAATGGCCATGGTTATGTGGGGTGAAGAGACTGCCACGGTAGTTGGGTTTGTAGCAGGCATTTTCGCAGCATTAGGAGCCTATATCCTCAATCAATTTATAAATATAGCAAATTTCTTAACAATTTTTGCCGAATTCTTTATTAATTTATTTATTGATCCCGTTTATGCAGTAAAAAAATTATTTTATGATTTGGTTATGATGGTAGTCGAAAATATGTCAGCTATGACAGGGAGTTTTGATAGTGCTGCAACAGCGTTAGGAAATGCCTTTGTTGCAGGCGTTAACATTGCCATCAAGGCTGTAAATGGATTAATCACCTTAGTTAATAAAATACCTGGTGTTAATTTCGGTAAAATAGGTGAGTTACAGACTGGTAAATCAAATGTTATTACAAAGCATTGGCAGAACTTTGCGGCAAATATTAAAGCTCCAACCAGTGATAAAAACGTAGTTAGTTTGTCTAAGACCAAGCTCTTTAGTATCCCAGATACTTTTAATAAAGCAAACGAATGGGCATATGACGGTATGATGAGCGCTGCTGATAAAGTGAGTGGCTTAGTTGATAAGGCAAAAAGTTTAGCTGGATTAGGTAAAAATGATAAAAATAAAGAAAATCCTTTTCTTGATAAAGCAAGCTTAATGGACGACGTTGTAAAAACCGCTCCTTCTGAATCTGGATTAGGTGCAGCAGGAGATCCAGACAAAGGAAAATTAAAAGGTGGTAAGCTTGATAAGGTCAAAAAGATTGAGGACAAAATAAACCTTGCAGACGAATATCTTGAGATATTTAAAGATATTGCAGAGGGTAAGGCGATTAATAACATTGTTTCTTTAACACCAAATTTAAAGGTTCATAATAAGTTTGAGGATACCACAGGTAGCAAAATGGAGAAGATGCTTAATAAATTTGGTGATTTGTCTAGGGTAGGCGGCAATACAACGGAAATTAATGAGCTCGTATCCCAAACATTAACCGCTCCGTCAAGAGATGACGTTGCAGTGTCAAAAGACATCCGTGAAAATGTTTCCGCTTCACCAATTACCAACAATAACAAAACCATAGTACAGCATATTAAAAGTGATCCTAAAATTGAATTTTCAGGTGATATTCATAAAGATGTGGACTTGCAGGAACTAATCAAACAAATTGTGAAGTGGTTAAAAGATGAGCAAGATCGTTCAGTTGAGGGGGTATATACATGATAGGCATCTATCTTAGTGCTAAAAATGATACCGAGGGCTTTCGTATACCTGTAAATCCGCCTGAACTCCCTTTTAAAAACACCGCTGATGGTGAAGAATTTTCCATTGCCAAAAAGGGAACAGTTAATGTACCTAAACCAATGAAACTAACAGAATTTGCTTTCTCATCATTTTTCCCTGCTGAGGATACTCACTATGCAGAAACTCAATTCAGAGAGCCTCAGATATATATAGATCAGATAAACAAGTGGATGGCCGCAGAAACGGTTATCCGCTTTATTTATGTTGGTGGTTCCTTTTCCGTTAATGAATTGGTGACAATTGAAAGCTTTGAACCAAAGGATCAATTTGGCACAGAAGATGTAGACTACACGATTTCTTTTAAAAAACATGTGCCCTTTGGATTCAAAAAGATGGAAGTAGTAAAAAAGAGTGCCACTAAAAAGGTAGCGGCCACTAAGCAGCCAGTAACAGTTGCTAAAAAGGTAGCTCCGCGAGATAACCCTAAACCTATTCCGCAGACTTATAGTTTAGTAAAAGGGGATTCGCTTTGGAAGATAGCTCAAAAGTATACCGGAAATGGAGCAAACTACAAGGCGCTACAATCGTTGAATGGAATAAAGGACAGTGAGTTAAGAAAATTACCTATTGGCTTAAAAGTAAAAATACCGCCTGAGTGGACAGCTAAGAAATGAGGTGACAGGTATAGAAGTATTAATCGACAATCGTGATGGAAAGATATATGAAATCCCTGTCACGTCAATTAGTTGGAAAACAGAAAAAACAGGAAAAGCTTCTGAACTGAATGTTAATCTGTTAAATCCGAAGCCACTCGAAAATAAAATTATATCTGGTGCGATTGTAAGGGTAACTGATGAGAAGAACAAAATTTTCTATGGTTATTCATTTAAAGCTGGATTGGGGAAAAGCAGCGAATTTAAGATTACTGCTTATGACCAACTGAGGTATTTAATGTTCAATGACACATTTGTCATGAAATCAATGCAGTCCGAGGCTGCTATAGCTCAAATATGCAGCCAAGCTAAATTAAAATTAAGTGTATCTACGAAGACAGGCTATAAAGCACCAGCAATGATAGAGGAAGATAAAAAAGCCTTAGATGTCATTATGAAATACATTGATTCGGCTATTGTAGCAACCAATCAAAGTTTTGTTTTCATGGACGATTTTGGCTCGCTGGGGCTTCATAATATTAAAGATTTAGTTATCCCACCTACTGATTTTTATATAGGTGAAGAAAGTCTTTTGTATGATTATGATTATTCCATCTCTATAGATGATAGTTACAATCGCATTAAGCTCGTTTTAGATGATAAAAAGGCATCAAAGAGACGGGTATTTATAGCGCAGGATAGTAACAATATCTCTAAATGGGGACAATTACAGTATTACGAAAAAGTAGATGAAAATATGACGAAAGCGCAAATTGAGAGTCTGTTAGATGCATTACTAGCTGTACACAATAAAGAAAAAAAGAAACTATCTTTGAAATGTTTAGGTGACTGGCGTGTACGAGCAGGCAAAATGGTGTTTATCTTCATCGAAAAGCTAGGGTTAAAACAATTGTTTTTGGTGGATACTTGCACCCATGATTGGACACCTAAAGTCCATACAATGTCATTAGAATTAAAGGTGATATGATGAGTTTACTAGATTTAATCAAAACAACGGCCATGGCTGCCTTCCAAGCATCCAATCCAGTCAATATCGTTGTAGGTGAAGTAATTGAATCGAAGCCACTTAAAATAGAAGTCCATTCCAAGCTCATCTTAACGGATGAGTTTTTACTTGTGGCTGAGCATTTGACAAGGCATGAACGTATAGTTTCAATTGCTTATGAATATGCACAGAATTTTTCTAGTGGCCGTATGGGAGATGCATGGAAACAAGCAAGTTCTTCACGAAAAAATATAAGGGAATCTGAACCTAATCCTTATGAAAAATATGACATGAAATACGCAAAATTTATTTTTGAAGATGGGCTTAAAATAGGTGATAAAGTTGTGTTGCATAGGGTGCAGGGAGGGCAAAGATATTTTGTATCAGATAGATATAAAGAGGGGGATAAAGTATGGTAGTGCCTACAGACGGGGTAACAATTACGCCAGACATTGAGATAATCGAAGCGGCACAGTTGCCCACACGAACCTATAAACTAGATTTTGTGAAAGGACGCTGTGGGGGTTTTATAGATAGCCAAAAGGCAATGGAACAAGCCATTTTTAAAGTATTAAATACAGTGCGCTTCAAGCATCTGATTTATTCCGACGACTATGGTTTTGAAAATATGATTGGTCAAGATGAGTTATATGTACGCGGTGATTTAGGTAGACGCATTCAGGAAGCCTTGTTACAAGATGAACGTATTACAAGTCTATCGAATTTCATTTTAGAATTTACTACGAAAGAGGATGTCTTGGTTACATTTGTAGCGCATACGGTTTACGGTGATGTACAGCTACTGAAGGAGGCGGTGAGACTTGCTTGAATATTTGGAAGCTCAAACCTTTGAAAAATTAGTATCAGAGTTGCTTGAACGTGTTCCAGATGATGTAGATAAGCGGGAAGGAAGCATCATTTATGATGCAATTGCCCCTACGGCATTCAAGCTTGCTGAAACATACTGGGATATGGCGGTGCTATATCGTCGTACTTTTGCGGCTACAGCTGACGGCATTGATCTTGAAAAACGTGTCAACGAATTTGGCGTAGAACGTAAAAAGGCAGGTAAAGCAATACGACGAGCTATCTTCACTGATCGAGATGGACAGCCCTTGCAAGTTGCTTTAAACAGTCTTTACAGATTAGATGATTTGTTGTATCAAGTAATAGAAAATATAGAACCAGGAAAATTTAAAGTAGAGGCGCAAACGGCTGGGGCTGTAGGGAACAGAGATTATGGTGATTTACTTCCTGTCGATGCAAATAATAAATTAGGAAGAGCTCTGCTAGCAGATGTTATTGTACCAGGTGAAGATGAGGAAACGGATGAATCCCTGTACCAAAAGTATTTGGAACATATTAGGGATAAAGCATTTGGTGGCAATCGGGCAGATTATCGTAAAAAAGTGCGTGCCATACAAGGTGTTGGTGGGGTGCGGTTAAGACGTGCTCCATACGGTGGTGGTACAGTAAAAGTGATTATTATTGATTCTGATTTTAATGCACCTACACCTGAATTTATTGCATATGTGCAAGAGATTATTGACCCCGTTGAATTCAAAGGAGATGGATACGGCACCGCACCGATTGGTCATAGTGTTATTGTCGAGGGTGTCGGAGAAGTTGGGATCACCATTGAATGCGAGCTTATTTTAAATGGGGCTACAATTGGACAAATCGAAGCGCAAGCTAATGAAATCCTAGAAGCATATGTCTCGGAGTTACGTGCAAATTGGTATAAGGATTTAGATATCAATGTACGCATCACGCATATTGAATCGAAACTCTTAGAGATTGATGGAGTAGAGGATATTACTATCACACGATTAAATGGAGTAGAAAGTAATATTAATCTAATCGAAGAGATACCTGTAATTACGGAAATTATATTGAAGGAAGTGGTCGCATGAGCAATGACTTTATGAATGAACTTCCATCATACTATCGAGATATTAGAGAGTTTCAAGAGTTGTCCGAAACAGTTGTAACAGACTGGAGTAAACTCGATGAAGCTTTTTTTTATATAGAAAAGGATCAATTTATTTTATCTTCAGAAGAGGCAGCCATTACAATACGTGAAAAAGATTTTGGCATTATTGCAGATCGACGGGTGGAAACTTTAGATTTCCGCAAGGCAAGGTTACTTTCGAGAATGCAAGAAATCTCAACGTTAGTGTACGAATACCTAAAAAATATGCTGGATGCGTTATTAGGTCAAGATATGTATGAAATGAACCTAGATATTGTTGTATTTGAAATGGAGTTATTTGTTACACCAGAAACGATTTATTATAGGGAAGCAAAAAACTTAATTGAACGTATTGTACCATTAAATATAGCTTTACGAATGGCCCGGAAATTTAAAATTGAAGGCAATGTTTACATGCCGAGCTTTATGGCAACCGGCTCTGATATCACGTTGCATCCATTAAATCTCGGTACCATCGAGCGGCATATGCGTAGTAACAACCTAGCAGGCATCAAAACAGCCTCAACAATCACAATAATGCCAATATAGGAGAGGAGTGATATTGTGGCGCAATACGGCACATTAATCACAAACATAGGGTTAGCGCAAATAGCCAATGCCCAAATTACACAGACGAAGGTGGGGTTAGAGTACATTGCACTAGGCGATGGAAATGGTGCTCACTATGTACCAAAACAAAACCAAACAGCTTTAGTACACGAAGTTTGGAGAGGTCCAATTGCTGAACTATCGATTGATCCAACTAATAGCAATCGTATTATTATTGATGCTGTGATCCCCGTAACAGCAGGTGGTTTTACGATTCGTGAGATTGGTATTTTTGATGAAAAAAATAATTTGATAGCCATTGGACAATATCCAGAGAAATATAAACCTCAGTTAAGTGAGGGCGTGTCGGAGGAAACATTAATTCATTTTGTTATTGAAACAAATAATGCTGATGTCGTAAAACTAACGATTGATCCTACAGTTATTATTGCATCTCGTAATTATGTGGATGGAAAAGTAGCACAGGTACAAACGGCGCTTACTGAACATTCGGAACAAATGAAACCTAAAGTTGATAACTCATGGCAAAAAGGTGTTAAAAATGATGTATCTGTTATGAATTTAAGTGACCACTACGCAGAAAAGGTAATATTCTTCCCTAACTCTTCTTGGAAAAGTAATACGAACGTTGAAGTGCTAAGCATAACTATTCCTTTCGATGGTAGGTTTTCAGGAACAGTAAAATTAGCTATCACTACTTATTGGGGAGGGTCAGAGTCTCATGGTGGCGCTACAGCATTATTTCAAGTAGGTAGTTATGACAGCAGCGGTGTTAAGTTAAATAATATGACTATAGAGACTATATCTACTACATTTGCTAGAGATTATTACATTAGTGGAGCAGTGTTCAACGGTACTAATATGATTATCGAAGTTAGAAAAGCACCTAGCGCTTCTAACCCTATGACTGTTAGTCTGGCTGTACAAGGTTACGCTACAGGCGCTAAAGGTGTATTCACAGCTACGAATGAGGCTACAGTTACGTCAATGGATACAGGAAGTCCTACTGCTGGTGGCTACCCGTGGACAGCGCAAACATCTAGCTTTGTGACTAAGAACGGAAGTAACGTTATAACTGGTCTGCTCGTAACTAAAGAAGATGTGGTCATCGAAGGTGGGGTAAGAAGTCTTGTTTTTAGAACACCTAACCAATCTCACTACTCATTAATGAGATTTAATGCCAATAATGAAAATGATCTTGGATTTGAATTTATCCGTAACGGTGTTCTTGCGATGTCTTTATTAAAAGACGGCTCAATATTAGTCAGAGGTAATGATGGGATTTTATTCAATTTAGCTGATTTAAAGTCCTCTGTCAGTGATGGTAAGGCTGCAGTTAATCAGGCGGTCACTGACATGGGTGTTTACACCGCGCCTGACGCATCGTATGCGACGACTGCTGCTAACATTAGAAATTTAAGTAATATCAAAGCTGGTACAGGTACTATTACAAGCGACAATCTCCGAACGACATTTGCGGTAAGTGGGTTACCATTCAAGCCACGAGCAATTATGCTCCAAGCCAGAAATGCAAATATTCAAGCTAAAGGGATGTATAACGAACAATTCACAGCAAGTGAATTTTTAATCTTGATAAATGGTAATGGAATGAACAACACATTTTCGGTATTTAATGGCGGTTTTAATGTATCCGCAGCTTACCCAAATGGAACTGGATTATTTGATTACTGGGCAATTAAATAAAGGGGGAAACTAAATGCTACAAGTAGGAAACAGAGTTTATTACAATAAAGCATCAAGAAATATATTATTTATCGCTGGTGAAATTCATAATGCAGATACTCAACGAGATCCAGACGAAGTTATTGAATTTATTGATATTCCATTTGGATCAATAGATTACTCAAAAAATATGATTGTTGGTGTTGATGTTGAAAATAAAAAAGTAATACTGCAACCAATAGAGAACGCACAAGAAAAACAAATACGAGAGCTTGAAGATGCTTTGCTTTTGGCAACAGAAAATGACGCGGGAGGAATTTTATAATGGTCAATCAAGTAGTAGTAAGAATCGCAGCTGAAAGAATTATGGCAGGTGGACTTAATCCAAAGACAAATCAAATTTATGTAATTGATGATATTACGAATGAGGATTACCGAGTGGCTGTTGAAGATTATATTCTAACAGCTACTGAAGGCGTTTAATAGTATAATTTATAAAAAAAACAACCCCGAATTGGTTTACTTTTTCTAAAAGTGTTATCTATTCGGGGTTCAGTTTATTTCCCTTTATAACTTTCCTTGTTTACTTAGTCTGTGTGTGCTACTGCGCTGATTTCGATTAGTTGCTCTGGGGATGCCAAATAATTCACGCCAATGAGGCTACCCGCTGGCCGATGCTGTTCCATGTATTTCTTGAAAAGTCGGATGACTGGCTCGGTGTGTTCTTTTGCATTTGTTAAATAGATTTCCAGATAAGCGAGGTTGTACTTCGTTGCACCAAACCCTTCTAGAACACGATCTAGATTTTCAAGAGTTTGTCGTGTCTGTGCCTCGATATCGCCATCGCCAACGAATGCCCCCTCTGTATCGTGGGAAAATTGCCCTGAAATGTAGATAGTGCCGTTGACACTATAACCTTGGGAAATACCGTGATCCCAAAGATCATGATTGTAGATTTTAACATTTTTCATTTTTTTCTCTCCTTTACTTCAAAGTAATGTCAGTATAAAATGAACGCAAACAAAAAAATAGTACGCACTTTTTTGAAAGGTACTACCAGAAAGGATAGTGTAAATATGGGTATGGCTGACTATAAAGAGAAGGGGAATATTCAAGAAACACCTTTCGGATATACATTATCAGTGATTGGTGGTAAATGGAAAATGCTTATTATTTATATTCTTGCAGAAAATCAAACAGTTCGGTTTAATGATTTGAAAAGAAGAATAGGAGCTATTACCTTTAAAACATTAAGTTCACAACTTAAAGAATTGGAAGCAGATGGAATGGTTAATCGGAAAGAGTATCCACAAATTCCTCCTAAAGTTGAATACAGTCTCACACATAAAGCAGAAACTCTACTACCTGTTTTGGAACAGCTATGTGAGTGGGGAGAAAAAAACTCTAATAATTAAGTATCTTTTGTATGGCTGATGTAATAGATAATTGTTCCAAAATGTTCATTAATCATAGATTATCTTTTTGAACTAACTGCAGTTTAGTGAAAGAAGGTGATTCTTCCATAGATGGCGAAAAATATTAAAAGGAATTTATGACTCTTTAGGAGAGAGGGAGAGAAAAATTTGAGTTATGAAATTATAACATTACCGGCCTATCGGACAGTAGGATTAAAATGGGAGGGAACATTCGCTGAAATTGTACCGAATTTAAAAAACGTCATTCAACAAGTTGAAGACCGTGCCGATGAGATAGAAAATAAGGTGAATCCTAATGTTCAATTAGGTCTATCTTATCATTTGATTGAGAATGGATTCGCATATTACGCCATGTATGAAGTGAGTGAGGAACAGGAAATTCCTGATGGGATGATTGAAATATGGGTTCCTGAATGGACGTATGTGAAAACGACACATAATAAAGGAGACGATATACAAAAGACCTACACTGATTTACATCAATGGTTATTTGATAGTGACTATACTGCATATAGAGAAGCTGGTGTAGATTACTATGATCCTTATATGCCGATTAAACATGAACACTATCCAGTTGATTGTGACCCGATTAATCCTCATTTTGATATTTATATACCGATTGTAAAAAAATAATGTTTTCTTAATTAAACAAACGAGGCTTAGTATAACAAGTTAAGTCAACAATTTGTTGGTTTTTTTGTTGTCTATTGTTCCATATTGTTCAGTAATACAAACTACGCATGCAAAGGCTTAACGTTATATTTATTATCTAAAGTAGTACAAGGGTTAAGATATCTAGTTGCTCATACATGGAATTAGGATAGTTTAGTGGGAATGTTAGATGGTAAAGATTATTGTAAATTGTTGGTGAATCCTCTGATATAATTGTATAAATTAATACAGGGGTGATAAATTGCAATCTATAAAATATTTATTTCATTTAATAGCATTATCTTCTTTGATTAGTATCATTTTAATCGGTTTCGTTTTGGACGAGTCACCAGAGTTTTGGGAACACGGATATGAAACTGGAATTGTGCTGTTTTCTTTATCTACAAGTTTCTTAGCAGCATATTTTTTCTTTTTCATGGACATTTTTGTACCGAGTAAAATAAAAAAGAATCAGTTAACCAAAAGACTTGTATTACCACTTAATAGAATTCTAGGTAGAATGAATGCTTCTATGGAATGTATAAAAGAACTTTCTGGATTAGAATATGCCGAATTTAAAACACTTAAAAATAAGGGTAATAATGATAATTTTAATTTTGACTTTGAAAAAAAGAAGCACCTAGAGTTAAAACAGATTTAAAAACAAACTTTTCTTACTTTGAGTATTTTTATGATAATAAATTAGATATTGACTTTTATGTGCAAAGGGTCAACGCATTACCTGAATTAGATTTTGAAATTCAATTATTGATGGACAAAATAATTTATAGTGATTTCCATGAAATATTACAAAGTATTAATAATGTTAAGGGTAGATTTGACAAGGTATCTTATAATCCTGACATGTTAATAGAAACTTTTGAAGATTATGTTGAATTATTATTTGACCTGAAAAATATGATGTCTAAGCAGAAAATTAAGATTACTGTTGACTGTAAAAATCTTAAATAACAAGAAACAAGTGTTAGGTACTTCACAATCATCTGTGGAGGGCTATTTTTATACAACAAGACCTAAGTAATGCACTGTGCCGAGCAGTGCTATTTTTTATGTTGAGGTGAGGGCAGTGGAGCTTTTAGTAATAACAGGGGCAGGGATCGCTGAAAAAGTGGCCAATAGTTCAAATCCGTGGATTTACTTATCAATCATATTAATAATCGCGGTATTGATTGCTGGACGCTACATTTTTAATTATTTAATTCAACTAGATCAATCGCATCGTGATGAATCAAAAGAACGGGAAAAAGCATTAATGACACACTTAGAACGTTCTAATGAATCACAAGAAAGGACAGCAAATGCATTAGAAGGAATTCATTCAAGTCTTTCGACATTAGAGGGTCGAGTTGACCGTATTGAAAAACATACTTATAACAAGGAGAGTGCGTAAAATGGATTTAACAAACATTTTTATGATTGCAATGATGATGGTTGCAATTGTCTTAGCAGTTGCAGAGGTACTTAAAAAGACGTTTAATCTTAATACTCAATACATGCCGATCACGTCTGTAGTGATTGGTATTTTTATTGGTTTGGTATTATGGCCTTTAGCTGAATTTCCACTGTACGTTATGTTGATTTCTGGCTTTATAGCAGGACTAACAGCGTCAGGCACATTTGATTTGTTAAAGGCAGCTAAAAAGGAAGGTGAACAGTAATGGCTTATACGTTCAAACAAACCTTTCTACCTGCAAACAAATATTCAATCAAGACGCCATACACCATGGTGCCTCAATTTATCACTGTGCACAATACAGCAAATGATGCACCAGCTGCTAACGAAATTGCTTATATGATCAATAACAATAATCAAGTATCTTATCATGTTGCGGTAGATGATAAAGAGGTGATTCAAGCTATTCCGTTTAATCGTAACGCTTGGCATTGTGGAGATGGTGGAGGTAGTTCGGATCCTAAGGCATCAAAGAAAGGCAACCGTATTTCTATTGGAATAGAAATCTGCTACAGCAAAAGTGGTGGTGTTCGTTATGGAGTGGCTGAAGAAAATACAGTTCAGTACATTGCAAAATTATTGAAGCAATATGGCTGGGGCATTGAGCGAGTGAAGAAACATCAGGACTGGAACAGCAAGTATTGTCCCCACCGTATATTGACAGAAAATCGTTGGAATAGTTTTTTGAAACGAATTGAAGAAGCAATGAATCCGATGGAGATAGGAAAACCAACAGAAAAGGATGATGATAAAATGCAATTCTCAAATGAGACAACTAAAGCAGCAGTTCGTGATTACATTAAACAAGCTGTAGATAAAGGCAAGATTGATAAGTCTTGGCTTGATAAATTCGATGCGGGTACTATGACAGGTGGGGATTTTGAAGGTTTGAAGATTATTATTGAGCAGCGTAGTAAATAATGCTCGTTTCCGTAAATTCGCTAAAACCAGCAAAGCTAAAATTTAGCCGAGCTGGTCTTTTTGTTTAACATTATACTATTAAGAAGTATAAAAGTAGTAAAAAACAAAAAATAAATACACCAATAAATATTAAATTAAAGGTATCTATATTTTTTTGATTATACTCTGGAGGTTGTTCGAGTGTAGTTGTAAAAATCTTTTGTGAAGGCAAAGCCTCATCAACAATTTTCTCCTTCGAAATTGGTGTTTTTTCAATTACAGAATTGCAATATTCACATACATATAAACAGTAACCATCTTTATTTACTTCTTCAAATGAATTATTGGCTAAACAATTAGGGCAATTTATCAA